ACATTGAAGATAGGAAAAAGAATATCATAAGGCTGAAGAGTAGCAGGTAACTTGAAAGTATTAGCACCCTCGCGACTGATGTTGAAAGGATTTGTAATATGCCTAAAATGAGCCTCATCTATCTTATTGTTGAAAAGGTCGTAATTTCTCTTCCGTTCACTGATCGTCCTACGACGTTTGGTATCCTTGAGTTTGGTAGTCGCGATTACGGCATTTACACAATCGTACTTCCATTTTGTGGTTTCCTTCACTGACCGCGAAACTTTCTGTCTCGGCATCAGTGCCTTATTTGTGTAGTATATTTCCATTATCCTCTAATTAGGGGAATTTACAAATTTAATAAAACTCTGCAAACGACGTTTTCCGTAGGTATGAAATTAATACTCACCCTATAGCATATTAAAGAGTAAAGAAAGGTCTTGGTTTCGAACCTTTCACAAATCCAGTTTTAAAAAAATCCTGCTCAAGAAAGTTTTTTGCCTTTTCTTCAAGTTTTACATCATACTTACGAAGTTCTTCTTTTTGATAAAGTGCTAGCATTAAAGCCATTACACGGTCAAAGTTGCCTTCAGTATTGTACATGATAAGTTCTTTAAGCAAAGGAACACATCTTATTTTATGCGCGACTTTTACATCACCTTCATAAACCCTTCTAAGCCAAATATTTATCAATCCTTCTCCGTAACGTTTGATTTCCAAGGGCATATGCATACCATATCCTCTATCAACAGTGGATCCTTGTACTACATCACGGATAAGTTTAGGTTGTTTGGCAAGATAATGCAAAGATCCTGCAGCTTCAAAATAAGTGAATACCCCTTTTTTTTCGTTCTCATACAGGGTTATTGCGTTATAATATACTGCAAGCCTACGGCATATTTCATAAAAGTCATTTGCAGTTTCAGGACGTCCGGAATATTCTGCAACTATTCTATTGGTCAGATTGTCAAGAACTATCATGGATCCTAAAGATCCTGATTTGGATTTGTCGTGGTCATAAGGGTCAATACCTCCTATGTACCTACCCCACGGAATAATATGATCGTCATCCTTTTTAGGATGTTCATATACCACTACGGATCCTTCAGTGTTGGCTTCTGCCTTCAAAGGAAAATCATGTATCGGTCTGTTTTTAGAGTTATTGACCCAGTCAACTTCTCCATCAGCTGTCAATACAAGATCTCCTACCCATTCAGCATCAGCCAGTTTGCTAGTCTCGATGTGAGCCAGAGTGTACTGAAGATCCTTAAGAGGGAAAATATTATTAGTTTTTGACAGGAATACCTCGCTGGGAACCAGCGGGTTATAAACAACGTATTCATCATATGCACTTGCGTCTTTGGCAGTCTTCTTCTTTTCACGCTCCTCTTCCTCGCCTAGTTTGGCAAGCTGATGGTTGGTGTTACCCAACGGATCCTTGTAGTTTATCTTCGTATATGACGACGGAAAGAACAGGCCTATTCTGCCTCTATTCTCATAAACATCGTCAAACACCAGGCAGTCATAAGTCTCAGGGTCATAGAACATTTTTTGTGCGGCAAGTGTTCCGCCGCCCACCATGTCACCACCAGTACCGATATAAAGGGTAGACCCAAACTTATAGTTATTAAGTCTTTGAGTATTCTCATCTGCAAAATGCGATTCAAGTAGGTTTTCCCAAACCCCGATCTCTTCCCCGATCTTCAGGGTATTACGACCTCCGACACCTGCCAAAGGTTTGTCCTTGTAGACACGTGGCTTGAAACAGGACCTTGTCCCCATCCATTGCCACTTACCACCTATTTTTTTCTTATAATAGTTTTCTACTTTCTTACCTATCATCCACGTACCCGAAAGGGTTTTGGCAAAAGGTGGTGGGTAATATATCCCGTTGACTTCCATGCCGCCGGGATAGTTGTTCAAGACGTCCTGTATTTTTGTAATAAGGTCATTGACGTATGGGGCGTTATAGGCACTGAGCATGATCTCGGCCGTTTCTCTTGGAACTTCTCCCGGTACATATTCCCGTTGTCCATCTGTAAGATATTCATGAGCAGCGATATTAGCAGCCCAGTAAGACTTCCCCCAACCACGAGGGCCCATAACAAGCAGGTTCCTTGCTTGGTTGTTGTATAATGGTTTTCCGAGATCCTCATTATGCCGTTGTCTTAAGAATGAACGGATGTCATCCACGTCCCCGACTTTTTCAAAGCCTGAGATTCCACGTGCCTCTATCCAATAATAAGCCAGGTCCCATACGTAATCAAGGTCCCATGGCCTGTCTTTCTTTCTTGTCTTCTTTTCGCCAAGGACTATTGTTGAATAATTAAGGTAATGGTAGAGTTGTGGCGGACACCATACTCCGTTTATCCATACTCCTTCAATTACTTTTTTCTTTTCCGCTCGCCAAAAATCGAGATACCCATGACTCATAGGATGGAGTTTGGGTATTTCGGCAAGCGTGAATTCCCTTCTGTCGTTCCACATCAGATTTCACCGCGTTCAGTAAGACTTTCCATTCCGCCGCCCATTATGGTTCCGCCCTCACCTTCCTGTACAAGTCGTGCCATGATTTCCTCATATTCACTGTACAGTTTGGTATTGGACAAAAGCCTTTTCTCAATCTCATCTGCGGTTTCCGCATTGTACTTGAGCGTACGCATATACTCGGTCTTTTCGTTCATAAGCCTTTCCCACTCGCACATCTGTTTCATGGGCACGGATTTGAACATGTCCCATGCCCTGACGTACTCCGATACGGTATTCCAATCAAATGTCGCGTCTTTGAGAATGTCTTCAGACACAAGTCTTTTACGTTCATTCTCTGAAAGTGCCCTGTACTTCGAATCAAAGTCAGCAAAAAAGGCAAGTGCCCACATCAATTTGCTTGAGTGGGACTTGCCTTTTGACTTGTCCTTCGAATAAAGACTATTGAAAGGTTCAGGAACCCTGAGTTGGAGGTTGACTTCCCAAAAGTTGGCACTGATGTCCCAGGATTCGATGACTTTCATAGGCTATCAACTCAGGTTCTCAAGTTTATAAATTGTAGAATAGAACAAGGTTTCGAGCTCGTCGATCTGGTTCTGGTAGTTACTTTCCTGGCAGATGTCCTTACGGGTCATTTTGATGTAGTTCAACACTTCTTTTACATAAGGCAGGGCCTTTGAAAGAGTACTGTCATACGCCGGAGCAGCCATTGCATAATTCAGGATACCGTATTTACCCTGTACCGATTCTGCTAACCCGTCAACCATGCCGGGCAGTGCATCGTAAAGTCCGCCTAAGGCAGTATGCATCGCATAAGATCCCGGACCCTTGCAGATAAGATGGTAGATATGCACTTGTGTAGCGCAATGTAAAAGTTTGGTGACAAATTCACCTTCCTTGTTTGTAGAAGATTTCATCATGCTTTTCATCCCAGTGGGAATCGATGGTAATTTAGCCATTTTAATTATCGTTTATCTTTGTTTTGAACTCAGCCTCGTCTTTGAGGTATGCCATGTCGACTTTCATCATCACGTCAAAATCACGGATTATCGCGAACTCACGGTCATACATCTTGAAGACGTCAACCTGCATGGGGCGTAATGCCACCCAGTCACCTACTTTCAAGTCGGTCTGGGCCCCTGCCGCTACTACGGGATGGGCGATGCTTTTGGTATGCTCGGATTTCTCGGGCAGGTAGATACCGCCGGAAGTCTTCAGGTTACGTACATACTCCACTATCACATGTCCGTTCATTGGCGTAAGATAATTACGCATTTTTTCGTGTATTTCCTTTTGATCCATGTTTTTTATTTTCTTGTTGTTGATGGAAACCTATCATTCTGTTTAAGGTTCCGAGCTTATACTTAGACATTTCAGGATAAGATACTTCAAGTATCAACCATCCTAGGTATTCATAATACACCCTGCATGTGTCAGGAACAAGGTTTCCTTTTGAGTCGTAATCCTCATCTATTATAAGGATACGTGATAATTGCAGGATGCTTTTCCGTGAAACGGTTTTCTTAAGCACCCTTCCTTTTTCGCTTACAACAGGAGTCTTGTATGTGACTTCTATTGAGTCGAGGTCTGTTCCAAGGATTGCCATCTGTCCAACGGGCATTTAGATTCAGGACTCCTTGCTTTTGCGGCAAGTACGCATCCGCAACTTTTGCAGTAGGATTTTAATTTTACTTCTCCAGGTGTGGAATTCTGGTCACATCCTTTGCAATCCTCAAGACGCTGGTAAGCCAAAGCCTCCATTTTGTCGTTCGAAAAAACAAGATTTTTCCAACCATCCACGATTTCAGGGAACTTAGAGATAAACCGGAGGGATAACAGGCTCATTTGAACTTACAGTTAAAGTATCCGTACTTACATATCCTGAAGTACCTTCGGACCTTGTGAGGTTAAGCAATGGAACAGCATGTACCGAATATCCATCAAACCCTTTTTCAGAAAGTTCAAGCAATTCAGTAGCAAGTTCCTTGAGTCCCGGATTTCCGTAGACTGTCACAAGCTTTGATTCAGTATCTATTATGAACCTCATAACCAAACCTCCAATTTGATCAATGTATTGAACAACTGGTCATCAGAAGGATTGCTATTGTAGTCAATGGTGTTTATGCCTATGCTGCCTAAACCTCTTATATACGCCACGGCACGATGACTGTCAGGGGCGGCGACCTGCCCGGAAGATATGGTCACAATGCTCTTTGTCGAATTAATCAAAGGATGAAACATGTCATAAACGCCTGTTGCATTGTAGGCAAATGTAGGACGGGTTTCAAGATTGCTGAACAACACCTGTGGAACAGGAGCGTCACTGCCTGACTGGGTCAGGTAAGCCATGTATGTGAACGAAGGCTCGCGTGCGATTATCTTCTCAAACTCCTTCCCATAGGAAAGTCCGAAGAAGGCTGAAAGTCTATGTAGGTTATTTAGCATTTTTGGATATGTGAACATTTTATATGTTGTTAGATTTCAGAAATCGTGTAGGTATTGGTGTCAGTCATGTACAATCCGATCTGCGTGCTTGCAGTGTATATATTGGATATGGTGACAGTGTAATCATCCGGACCATTGACAACCACGTTTATGCCGGCCTGTGAGCCAAAGATGATTTGCAACAATGCGGTAAAGTTGGAATTGACCACGGGACTTGATAAATCCTGTGGAAAATTAATCGAGTCAGTGAATTCATCACATATGATCCATGAGACATCGGTTGTTCCAGGAGTGGGAGTGATGTTGCCGGAGAAGGTCTTCTTGGTGGTTATCTCAGTAAAGTTCATTGTTACCCCACCTCCGAAATTATCAGTCCCAAGCCATGGGGTAGGCATTGCGAACCCCACATCCTCAATAGTAAATGCCCTGAAAGTAGCTCCAATACCATAAGGATCAAAAGGATCTAATATTTGTGAAGCATTACCATTCCCGGAATAAGGGGGATTTGTGATTGTAATGTTGCTGTTGAACAAAAGATCTCCGTTCAATGTCCAGTCAGTCGGAAAATTTGCAAAGTTCCCTCCAGTATCATCAACAAGGATTCCATACCACATTGACTGTGGTATTGGAGGCGGAGAAGCCACAGGTATGCTGGTCTTGTTCCAAACCCTTATCTTTATCGGAGTGTTCCTCAATATGGAATCAGCCGGGGATCCACTGTCATTGACCAGCAGCTCAACATATCCTGTGTAAACAGTGGCTGTAATAATATTGTCAACAAAAGTGTTTCCTTGCGCATTCTGGATCTCAACCTCCATGTAACCTGGTTTGAACAGGTTGCAATGTATCCGGTAAACACCCAATCCCTCATAACTGAAATAAACGGGACTTGCGGAAACAAGGTCATTATACAAAACATTGTCAACAGGGGCATCCGTACCTCTCTGGGTAAGGAATGCGATATACATGTAATCGGGGGACTTGGCCATCGCATTCTTCAATGTGTTGGCATTGTCCCATCCAAGCTTGTCGTAAAGCTTTTGTATGTCTTTAAATCTTTTATTCAGTGCCATATTTCTCTTTATATTTTTGCAAGTCCTTCATTGCGAGCTTCTTGCGGGGTACTATGTACTTGCCAAACTTGGGAATCAGGATGTTATCCGCATTACCCTCACGCATTGTTTCGGCTACCATTTCAAATATACTCTTATATACCATCTCCGCATGGAACTTCGTAATACCCTGCTCTACAGCTATTTCTGAAAGAACCTTATCTATATCGATCTTCATTTTTCAGGAATGAAACTGATATACAACTTGAACTTGCCGTCTTTCGGATACTTCGTAAGGCTGGAATTCAATCCTTTTTCAAGGACTAACCCCTTTTCTTTCAAAGAGGCCAATAGCTTATTGAACATCTTCGTATTGATCTTGACCCTTTTACGCACCGCTTCAAGTGTCTCATCCGAAGTAAGCAATTCGTCAAGCGTATCTTTCGGATAGTTCCTATGGCTATAATGCAGTGTAAGCAAAGCAGCCAGTATATCAAGCTCCCCCTTGCTTAACATAAGCAAAGGGTTCAACCACGTAAGATACGTATGGAAGAACTTGTTTCTAGGAGTTTTGACTACCAGCATTATACATCGCGTTACCTTGCAAAGATAATATATTATTTCAAATAACGTCTTTTTACATACACTTTTCCCTTTTCCCGTTAAAACAGGACAAGGAAGTAGATGTAAAGTATTGATTAAGATTGGATTAGATACACTTAGGCCCTTGGAAAAATGTTTATTTTTTCCTTAACCTGTTCCATTACAATGGTTTTCCTTCAAGTCGTCTGACCAGTTTCCTGGTTTTACCGTCATACCGGAGGCATCTCTATCAACCCTTAGCCTTTGACCCGGTCAAGAAGTATTATGACCATTATGGGTAGGTACCTCTATTTGAGGATTATCACCCCTGGGAGAATCCACCCCGGTACATCAAGTGCCAATGTGGTAAGTGGATAAATCCCATATTTAAAAAATGAAGCTTACGGGCTTCATTTTGTGTTAAGCAAACCGAAGTTTCCTTTTAAAACACCGCTGTGCAAAATAAGTGAAAGAAGATGCCAAAAACAACAAACAGTAAAAAGAATCTTCTTCAGCCTATAGCATTTGTAACATTCCTCCTATCCATGCTAGGGTTCTTACAAAACCTTAACACCTTGTTACTCAAGGTCCAGATCTCACCATTGTCCAAAGCAACAGTAAACAGAAGGTCATGCTCCTGGCTATAGTCAATAACCATAAAAGCATACCCTTCCATCTGATGCTCAACGGAATACACAGGTAACATAGGATCAAGTTGCATCATAGCCATACCCAAAGATAAAAAAAATTTTTAAAAAATTTCCAAATATCCGTGGGGGTTAGCCTACTTATCAAAGCACCCCACCTAAATCTTGGCGGAAAAGGTCCCCCCGCCAAAGAAATTCGGGATCACAAAGTTCAACCCTCAAAACATTTGCGTAATGAAATTAAGCAAATCTTCAATCGCAAAGCTTGAAAAGATTCAAGCTGCGACAGTCATCACCTCCAAAGCGGAAGTGAAGTTCCAGGATAAGATTGTCCTTAGCGGCCAAACTGATCCTCTATCTGGTCTTGCCAAGTTAATTGGAAAGACCAAATCGGGCAACTTCTCCTACGTTATGACTACGGAGGAAGGTTCTTTCAAGTTCTTCAGTACTGCTGAACTTGAAAGTCTTGTTCTTGAAGACAGAGTCTTCGGAGAACAGACCTTACCTGACGGTAAGACCCTGCTTTGGCTTAACTAAGCCACGCAGCAGCGAGAGAGGAGCAATAGCTCCTCTTTCTCTTTTTTGTGTCATTTTGTATATGACCTACCGAATATACTTCGGTTATTGTATAGCATTAATGCACCACAACTCACTTCCCAAGGGTGAGCAGTTGTAATAACTACCTTCTCAGTAAACTGAATGTACACAGTGTGAGGTAATGTTATTCTTGTAATAAATATACACAACGGAGTCTTTGACTTTAAACTAGGTTAGGAAGTGATTCCTTATAACCAAGTGTTATTACAACTGAGTGCAGAGGGGAATAAAAAACTTAACTCTTTCCAAGATGTTGAGGACACCAGTTTCTTTGATATAAATAAAAGACTAGAAAGCATAATAGAGGAATCTATTAGTAGCTACTAAAGGAGAGAAGTAGGTCTCCATTATCAAAGTTTTAGGTGTAAAACAACAGATAATGCAAACAAACCCAAGTGGTACAGGGGGTAACTATCTGCAGATAGGGATGAATAGAGTTCGTTTGACTCTATGGCCACACTAGACATATTGGTAAACACATAGGGAACAACAGGTTATATGTCAGCCTGCCTTTAATCTCTAGACATCCTAGTTATAACCTCACAGGTAAAACTTGTACTGATATACAGGTAATCCTATACTAGGTAGGTTCTTGATTCCACGCTAGTGACTTGCGTGTAACAAATTAAGACTGTCATATGACAACTTAAACTAATTCCTTGGAAAAGGTTGCACCGCTTGTAGGCCATGGTGCGTAATGTAAAAACAACCTTCTGATGATGCTAAGAGGTATTAGTAACATAATGCACTTCAGTTGTAATGATATGAGGATTGGAGTTATATAGAATTATATAACTATAGAGTTGGGTGGGTTGATCTCCACGGTAATATCATTACAGCTGAATGCATTTTAATTTGACTCTAACCCTTTAAATATATAAAGCCATGAAAAAAGGAGATTTTGTAAAAGTAAAAGGCGATTCTCATGTCTATCAAATAATAGATATTGAAGAAAACATAGCTACTATAGAAGATGGCCATAAAAAACAGTATGTGGTTGATCCAAACAAACTTGTAAAAGCAAGTAATTCCTAATGCATTCCAGTTGTAATAGTAGAGAACCGTAGACCATATACTACCATAGGCGGTGTAGTCACCATAAATAGGTTTCTATGGATAGTCGAAAGTATGGTATTACAACTGGATGCATTCATAAAGGACTGTATATCTTGGACTTCATTCAGGATAGGCTTTACGGTGAGGCACAAACCGTTTCAATCAAACATAATTCACTCATTAATAAAAACTCAAACCAAATGAAAAAAGAATTCAGTAAAACTGAAGCTTTGGTAGGGATGATATCCCTATCATTGGCCATGTTCGCACTTGATGCGGACAACTTCAAGACCGCCACAGTATTTGGAATAATAGGTGTCACGGCCATGATAAGCGTGATGCTTGACATTAGTGCAAACAAAATCAATAAAAACCAAACCAAATGAAAACCGTAGCATTTCTTCTCTACATGTTGTCAATGTGCATCATGTGGTTGGTAACCAACATTTTTGTCGCTGTAATAGGCGATATGTCTTATGTCGAAGCTCTTCGCCATCCGGCTAATATGGGCTTGTTACTCTTATTATACTGGTGGCCACCATTGTTTGTTCTTATCGACTATGACAAATGGTTGATACAACAAGGTGAGAAACCAGTATCAAATGTTTAATTAACCGCTAAGAGGGTTGGGGTGTCCTGTGAAAACAGGCGCTCCACTCTTATAGGCAATTATATAGCAAATCACCCTTAAAACCCTGATAACTTGAAACATTCAGCAAAACTCCAAGCCATCCTTGACATCAGGATGGACCCTGAATTCCAACAGAAAGAAAAGGAAAACGCCTTAACCGGAATGGGCGTGGTACGTCCCGGATATATCAGATTTGAACAGCAACTTAAAAAACAATCTAAAAAACAATCAGCATCATGAGCACAATTCAGCAACGCCCGACAATCAAAGAATATCTTGGATGTGATGACATATCCAAGCTACATGGAATGGGATGCATCGCCATCAAAGATGATCGTCCAATCTACGGAATGATATCCGTGGTAGAAAACGCCCCGAACCATGATGGTCTACGTATCTTCATTTGTTCCGAAGAACCTACTTTGGACGGTTCTTATACAAGTGTAAACTTTGGATTCCCTCATACCTGGGTGGTAGCGCCACCTGATGCCATGATATGCAGTTATAACAGCATAGCCAGTGATGGACTACAGGCACTGTTTATCATTCAACCTAGGAACCTTCCTGAAAACATCAGGACCAAGTACGGTTTCAACCAAGTGGTATTGAATGAATCATATACTGCCACATGCCATCCTGGTTTCATCAAGGTAGGTTGCCAGGAGATATCCAATGAGGCTGTCATCAAATTGTATAACAGTTTAACGCACTACAGCAAATGAAAAACAGCAATTTTATCAATTCCGTATTGATATTCCTCGTAACCATGACATTGAGTGTAGCTTCCTTTCTATTGGGTTACCAATGGCATATGGAAGATCACAGGTGTGAACCCGTGGAAATAGAAACCATGTGTTATAGCCTTGACTCTGGTACTGATGGTATCATCAGGTTAAGGGTTGACGAAGACTCCCTTAACTATGTGGTATTCATACAACAAAGCGATACTTTCGCACTTGATGCATTGGACAGCACATCGCTTGATTCCCTTGTAAATGTATTATATCCTGCCATCCAATGAGATTGACAATAGCAGCCGCTGCGGCAATAGTCGCTTGGTTTGTTTCATTTCTCGTGGTATTCCTGTGTATCACCGTGCTTAATGCGGTGGTCACAGGGATGGCCGGAATGAATCATATGGATGTAATGGCACAAGCGTATACTACATATGCAGGAATATCGGGTTTCATATCGACTTTCTTTGTCATATTATATGCAAGGGATTTGAACTTGATACAATCCGAATCCATGTTGGATAAGGATATAGACTATAGTACTGACAAGATAAAAAACGTTGACAACTCATCATGGCTCAAATGAACAGATTCCTCGAACTGGTGAAAATGGCGACAGAAGCGCCCAAGACACTTGAAGGCCAAAGCCTTGTAGAGATAATTGGAGTACCTAATTTACCTTTATTTTACGTATATTTAAACTAAAACCAACTTAATTCAAATCAATTCAGCATCATGAAAAACTCAAGATGGAATAAGGAGCACGAAGCCATGCTCCTGCAAACAATACAAAGGGCTTCTACGACAAACAAAGGCATACGCACTGCAGCACGCAAGTTGAAGCGTACACAAAGCAGTTGTGCTCAACGCTATTATTTGTTGCAAAAAGGGCCTGTTAACAACAGTATCGTCCGTAACATTCCCTTGAATGGCAAAATAAAGGCTATTACCATTACAAACAAAGGTATTAACCTCATATTCTAAAGCCATGACAGCTCATCAATTCCTGTGTATGAAGTGGAATGAAACCCCACTTGCAAAAATCAACAACACTTACAAATCTAAGATCATTGCTGCTCTCCCCAAGCGCAAGATCTGGTACGGCTATACTGCCGAACAATGGCGTGCTGCATTCAAATTCAAAGAAGATGCTGAAAAACAGACACGTGAAGATAACATAAAAGCCGCGCATGAGCTAATCCAGATGCGCAGGCGAAAGGAATTCGACTTGCAAAGGGCTACATATAAACTCTTTGACGGCATCTGCCGTGCATTAAACATTACCAATCCATAATCAACAATTAATCACTAATTAAAAACTTAAAACCATGTCAAAAGTAAAAGTAACAACCTGCCGTAACGAATCATCTGAACTAATCGGCATCAGCCCTAACAATTCTGATTATGGCTTTATCCGTGTAGAATCAGCAGAAGCTGCACAAATAGGCGCAGGCGGATGGATCAACACAAATCGTCGTACTACTCTTATCAAAGGCCGTATCAATGATTTAACGCAGTGGGTAAAAGCCAACAGTATCAAAATTGGCACTGAACTTCCTGGTAAGATCTTGATTCATGAGCAAGCAGGTGTTCCATTCTATGAAGGACAAGAGCCAAAACGTGCAGGTAAAGACGGTGAAGTATTGCATATAGATGGTCAACCCATCTTCCGTCAGACTGAATTCACGCTTGATATGAGTGCTCCTGATGTTCTTATCAAGCACCATAATGTATTGTCTGCTGCAAGCAGAATGGTGGCTAATAATGACATCAATATCAAGTAATTAATTTGGGTTAGAATCGGGGGGACATATAGGATGTCTCCCCGCTTTTTTAATCTTTAAAACTTCAAACCATGAAAAAGAAACCAACAGACAAGTGGGATGATCAGATATTCAATGCGAACATAGTCATCGCCATACTGTCATCAACAGCACTGATCATTCTAATGTTATCATCATGCTAGAAGAAGTAAAACGTAAATCCTTGATAATCAGGGAATCAGGCAGGTCAACAGACTTCATCAGTCCAAGCTTTGGGTATGGTTGTTTGTACAACTGCACATACTGTTATATGAAACGTCATAAGCCTGAAGGACTTGACGTTGCAAAGAACACGGTCGACATATTGAATGCCATAAACATCCATTCATGGATGGCTGATGCGCAAAAACCCAATCAGACACACGAGAGATTCATCACATATGACATCTCCTGTAATGAGGACTTCGCACTGCACGCCAAACACCACGATTGGCGCAGGATATTTGATTTCTTCAAAGATCATCCTACTGCAATGGCTTCGTTTGCAACAAAGTACGTGAACAAGGATCTTCTTGATTATAAAGCCTATAATGAAAATTATGAGAGCAAGATCAGGATACGTTTCAGTCTGATGCCACAGGATTATTCCACATTGCTTGAGCCTAACACAAGCACTATAGAGGAACGTCTTGAAGGAATAGAATCCTTCCATGAAGCTGGTTATGAGGTACATCTAAATTTCAGTCCTGTGATTGTATATCCAGGCTGGCTTTACAAGTATCGTGACCTGTTTACTCTTGTGAATCACTATGTTAGAGACGCATATTACAATGATGAAGTCAAAGCGGAAGTCATCTTCCTGACACACAATGAGAACAAGCATCATTATAATGTCGTAAACAGACTTTCAGGTGAAAACCTGTTATGGCAACCTCATATGCAGGAAGAGAAAACCTCGCAATACGGAGGTAAGAACATAAGGTATGAGCACAATCTGAAGCGTCAATTCATAGAACAATTCATTGAATTACATGATAAAATCATACCTTGGAACACAATACGTTACATATTCTAACCATTAAATTGTAGAACAATGACTACATTATCACAATTACAGGATTTCGTAAAGAACGCGATCCATAAATACCCACAACTTGAAAATCAATTTGCAGAGTATTATCAACTGTGTATTGATGAGATTGAGAGTGGCGAGTCCATGTACAATGAGATGAGCCTTTGCGAAAACAGCATAAACGAAGCAATTGTTGAACACTTAAAAACCTATAACTGATGGGCTTGGACATGTATTTACATAAGGAGACTTATGTTGGAGCACAGTACGAACACCGTGATGTGCAAGGCACTATAGACCTTACCTGCAAAGGTGATAATGACGAAAGACAGAAGATTGACATTGTATTTCACAAGGTCGTATCAATAACCGAGCATGTGTTGTACTGGCGTAAAGCCAATCACATCCATAAATGGTTTGTAGACAATGTACAGAATGGAAAAGATGATTGTGAAGAATATCACGTGTTTCGTTCAGCACTTGAGGAACTGTTTCAAGTGTGCGATGAATTACTACGCGCTCCTGAAGGTGATGAACGCAACAATCTGGCAATGAAGCTATTGCCTCCACAACTAGGTTTCTTCTTTGGTACCTATGTCATTGATGAGTGGTATTGGAATGAAGTGATAAAGACTCACGAGTGTCTCAAGGCGATTCTTGACGAACCTTATGACATCAATATTTCGTACAAATATCAAGCATCTTGGTAATTTATCATTATATTTACACGCATGGAAACAGGTGATAACCACGATGATGAAGCCTATAGAATGATGGCTGTCTGGATAGTGTTGATAGCCGCATGCTTATTATTCTGGACATGGATAGCAGTACAGTTCATGAAATAAAAGCATTCAACGACTTTGTCGCTGAATTCACAAGAACCTGTAAAAAAAGGTTCAATATGAAAGTCGAAGTAATTCCGGAGAGATTGCAAAGCATTGATCCGGAGTTACTTTTGACTGTAGCAGGGGAACTGTTGACCGAAAAAGGTCATGCATTCACCCAAGGATTGAAGACTAAACGTAGATTACGTGAATTGGTGTATCTGAGACACGCGTTCTGCAAGATGTGTTTTGACAATGGACTGGCCAAGAACAGGATAAAGAACTATCTTGAACTGGACCGTTGCACCATCATACACTCCATCAAGAGTGCCAACATGTTACTCGACACAAAAGACAAGGAATTCATTAAAACCTATTACAACTTACTCAACTCCTATGCAGACAAGCAAAAAGACAGGGACATTGCTGATGGCATTCATGTCGATGATAATGATGTGCTCATGTGCGAACACACGTCAGAAGAACCTATGGTGTTTTCAAAACAAAAAGCGGTATAACAAAGAAGTCAGACAGCCTGGATCATGGTATCATCCAGCAGTCACCAAGGAATCACGTAAAATGCTAAAACAACAAAGATTCCAATGATAGCCAGGATATCCGAAGGTAAGATCTACCAACTGTATGACAATGAGATATTTGTCTTTGGTTCCAATGAAGCGGGAATACATGGGGCAGGAGCCGCGCATCAGGCTTACTTCATGTTCGGCGCTGAGTATGGAAAAGGTGAGGGATTGTATGGACAATCATATGCAATTCCCACAAAAGACTATGCCATTGACAAACTTCCATTGGACGTCATCTGCTATTATGTGCACAGATTCATTGATTTTGCATATCAGAATGTGCAATATGACTTTCTTGTAACAGAGATTGGCTGTGGATTGGCGGGCAACAAGGTAGAGGACATAGCTCCAATGTTCAAGCCAGCTCTTGAACTTGAGAATGTGTTCCTTCCAAGAAGATTCTCCAAGTTTCTATTGTCTTAAACACTAAACCAATGGCTGACATTACAATGTGCAAAGGAACAAATTGTCCTTTGCGTCACAATTGTTACAGGGTGAATGTTAAACCCAATGAATTCTGGCAAGCGTATTTCACAGAACTTCCTTATGACAAGAAGAAAGGAAAATGCAGTGAGTATTGGCCTGAGGATTACTATGATTCAAATCTAATCTTAAAACCAGACAAGAATGAAGATAAGTGACCACATCACATTGGCGGAGGCTATCAAAAGCCAGACTGCCGTAAGAAAAGGAATTGACAATGCTCCCAATGATGAGCAGGTCAGGGCAATGAAAGCCGTGGCGAAGAACTGCTTTGAACCGTTGCGTGAATGGCATGGCAAACCAATCGGGATATCAAGTTTCTTCAGAAGCAAGGCCCTCAACAAGGCTGTGAATGGTTCAACGAAATCACAGCATATGCTTGGTCAGGCCATTGACATAGATGCTGACATATTCAAGAATGGATTGACCAATGCACAGATCTACAATTGGTTGAAGAAGAATGTCGACTTTGACCAGTTGATATGGGAATACGGTGATGACAGGAATCCAGCATGGGTTCACATATCATATGTGGGACCAGGTAAGAACCGTAAACAGGAATTAAGGATAAGCTGATGGAAAGGGATCCAAGGGAAACTGCGAAAAGTATGTATCTTGACATATGGAAAAACAGGGACATACAACTTGATGAGGCATTGAAAATATGCATTTCAGTGGTTGACAAGGTTCTTGCTGCAACTCCTGAAAGGATCTTCAAACCAGGACTCATAGGCGAGGATATCAATCCTGACCATGTGTTCTGGACCAAGGTAAGACATGAACTTAAAAAACAAACAAATGGATAACAATCCAGGAGCAAATCCTTTGTACGATTATTTATTCCATTACAATCCACACACGGAATTATGGAGTGCGTTCAAACGCGAGGACAAGGAAGCGTATTTCAATGGTGAGAAGCCAAGGACTGAGATTCTGAAGGCGAAGGACATCAAAACCCTGATGGGGTTCATCAAAAAACATTAATTCAATGACAGAGACATTTGAATATGAGCTCGAGTTCATCGGGCCAGAGGATGTATTGTGCACAGTCTGTGTCGAGATAACCGACAGATACCATGATGGTACTGATGATTATGGAGCCCACACCATCAATGAAGGATGGCGTGTGGTTGGTTATTACGACGAGGATGGAGGCAGGCTTCCTAAAAAACCATCATGGCTTGACATGGCCACGATTGAATCAGAGTTGTTTGAAAGACATAGTTGATACATGCGGAGATTACTCCTCATATTCTCCGCAAGGCATGCACATTGGTTGTAACAAGGTAACACACGTCATTAGACAAGTAGAGAGTTCGAGTCCCTCATGTGCATCAGAACTGCATGAATTTTGCCTGATTTCTCATGCA